TAACGATTTGTTAGCAGACGCATGGCAGTGTCTGATTGATACAGGGGCCGCATGGTCTCTACAGGGGTGGTATGGGCGCACAGCGTCATTGTTAATCGAGAGCGGCATTTGTTGGTCGCCATTCAAGGAAGAGGAGGTAGCGTAATGGATACGACATCAATGGCGTTAAATTGTGCGGTTCTTGAAGATAGTTTTAAAAAGACCGCTTTTGATTTTTTAGAAACGCAAGTTCCGAACGATCTGGAAAAGATGATTGTCCTTCAGGCAGCGACTCTTAGCTTTTATGTCACGATGATGTTGACTATTAAAATGGATCCAGATGAAATTATTAAAGTAACCAAAGAGGGTATTATTGCGTGCCGAGAGTACGAAAAAAATAAAGGGAAAACACAATGACAACGGTATGGGCGATACAGATTGAATACAAGGTTAAGGGCAACATCGTGCGTCGATCGCACTTTGTGCCTGACACGGAGTCCATCACCAAGCTAGAAAAGCACTTAAAAGGGTTTGGTGGTGGTGTCGTGCACAAAAGGCTTTACGTGGTTTCTGACTGGGTAGAGGTACTCGACGAAGTAGAAAAAGAAATTGAACAAGAGGATGCTTTGATATGACAGTAGCTAATATTTTAAGTGAAAGACAAGAGACGCATGGTGACTTTAAAGAAGTTGCGCGTGTTGCCCAGACGTTTCGTGAACTCATGCGTGACACTGTTGGGTGGGGTGAGATGAACGACACCCAGAAGGAGGCTTTGGACTCTATGGCGTCCAAATTTGGTCGCCTTGGATCTGGTGGCAATCCGCACTTCAGAGACCACTGGGACGATTTGGCGGGGTACGCCACTCTCGCGTCCATGCACTGCGATAGCGACACTGATACAATAGAGAAGGACATCGCAACCGCCGTTGAACAGATCAAGGTTGGAGGAGAGCCGACAGGTGTTGATGAGGACGGAGAGAGGTTTCCGGAAGCCGTGACCCTACCAAAGGTCGGCGGCAAGAAGGGTTTCTTTGGTGCCAAGAAAGAGGAAGGAGAAGCATGATGATTACGATCAATACAATAGACTTTGTAACCATGGCATGGATTGGCATGGGCATTTGGGCCGCTGTCACACTCATCCAAGAAGTTAAGTATACGTGGCAACATTGGAGTGATGAGAACATGTACTGGAAGAAGAAGCATGATGCATTGAGGGAAGAACTTAACAGTAGGGTTGAGAAAAGTGGTAGCTGAAGATAGCACTATCTTCATGTTTTCATTGGCGTCGGTGGTATTTGCCACCGCCGCTTTTATTTTTCTAAGCACCTTCTGGAGGAAAAAATGAGAAGACTGCGGCCAAGTTACGTGAACGTTGCCAAATTAGTTGTTGCAAAAGAATTTGCCAAAACGATAAAATTTGACATTCGCGTCAGGAAATTAGATGATATGATCAAGAAAATGATCTATGAAATAAATCAAATTAAGGAAATTCAAAATGAGTCATGAGATGTCTGTAATCAAATCAAAAAAATTATCTTCTCCCGAGAAAATTATGTGGCTTGGTCTTTACTACCGATACGGGGGTAGTTGGTTTGAAGGCACATATCAAGAGATGGGTGAGATGCTTTGTATGAACGAGCACACCGTGAAGTCTCAAATAACAAAATTACGCCGGAACGGCGCGGTCAAGATCCTGTCCACATACTTATCGAAGGAAAGCCACATTGTGGGCAAAGGCAGATCCGGAAGCAGATTTGAATTGGTAATGCCAGAGGCATGGGAGAATGCGTAATGGAAGATATTGTAGATAGGCTGCGTGTTTTGAATTTTATGGGCCCGTGGCAAGAAGCGGCTGATGAGATAGAGCGGTTGCGGGAAAAATGTAAAAATATGGTGCTTCTTTTAAAAGATTGTGATGAACACCTTGATTATTGTGGATACGGAGACCGCTGGGAGCGGGAAAGAGCAAGAGAAATAGATCTTCCAAATCGATTAGAGGCTGCACTGAAGGAGATAGCGTGATGGATATCGTTGAAAGACTGCGAAACGGTTGCACTTGTAATTTTGAATCAACACCGTGCGGGGCCGAGGAAGAATGTCAGAACGCATTTGATGGAGCCGACCAGATCGTTAGGTTGAGGGAAGCGTTGCTTGATGCAATTGGTTTTGTGTCAAGAGCCGATAATTTGCTTTTAAAGCAGGCCACAACGGATACATTGAAGGGGATACCTGATGGATGAGACGACACTGTTACTTAAGAAAGAATGGTTTGAGCGTTTGAAACTTGTTGCGAAGGGCGACAAGCTCCGTGAGAAGAGCAACAAGTTTTACGTGAAAGGCAACAGTTTTCAAACGGAGGGCCACAAACTTCGAACGGAGGCAAACAAGATTTCTGCGAAGGACTCCGTAATTCGGGCGAAGGCCGAAGGGATTTGGGTTGATGCTGTTTTAAAAGCCTTTGGCAATATTAAAATGAAATGGGTTTCGCGCGATGGCAAAATAGATTGCCACCTTGGAAATGGTGAAGTCTACAAATGGGATATGAAGGAGAAAGAGTGATGGATGCTACTGAAAAATTATCTCTAATGATGATCCGTTGCGGACTGGCAACGGGCCATGGCGACACTATTGACGATTTGCTTTTTGAATTGGAAAAGCAGATCAAAAATACATCGCACGCATTCAGCGATGCGCTGAAAGAAATTAAACCTTTGCAAACGCAACTTAAATTTCTTCAGGATGATGCTATGGGAGACGTAAAAACCATCGATCATCTGTCGAAGATGGCGGCACGGTTCCACAAGGCGTTAGACAGGATATATAATCTGCACAACAGCGGCGACGAATATAGCGAACGCGAAATTAACGACATGACATATGAGATCGTTGTTAGCGCGATAACTGGGTACGATGAAGGCCCACGTCGTGATGATCGTGGCGACAACTTGGATGGGAACTGAGTGATGGCTTCTCCGCAATTTGATTTACGGGATAAAACGATGCCGCCGATTGAAGAAGATGATCCGACGGCGACCGGAATAAATTTTCGTCTCACATCCCTCAGCGCGCATCGGGGGCTGAGTGAGAGGAATCGAAACTTTGACGGACGAAGAGAGCAATATGCCAACCAATACCCGCCGAAGCGTATTCGGTTCAGCAAATCAGGTGTGCCGTTGGTGAAGGAGAAAGAGTGATGACATTGAGTGATCTTTGGACTTTTAAGCTGTTGGCTTTTTCGATTATCTGGATAACGGGTTCCCTGTTTTATTTCATTTACAAGGACTACGACGTGAACGTGAAAACGGTGTCAATTATTTTTTTCCCGTTAATCATGTTTATGGTGTGGTTCTTTATATTTTGGTGGGGGTGAGTGATGAAAAAATGGACTATTTCAGTGGCGTATGATGCAAACAACGAAGACGGCAAAAAGTTTCGCGCCAAAACAGTATTTCAAACGGAAGCAGAAGACATGCTGTCAGCGTACAAAATTGCTGAAAAAGCATTCGAAAACAAAAGTGACATAAAATTAGGGGCAATTTTGCTCGGAAACCATATGATTATGCCTTGAAAGGAAAGAGTAATGGGTGAGAGAAATCCGAATTATGTTACGCCGGAAGAGGCAAGAAAGATGTCTTGCCCAATTATGGGGGCGCGTGCTGCGGACGTGAGTTGCGTTGCAAAAAATTGCATGGCTTGGCATTGGCATGAATACCAAATTCCAGTTGTCGGCAGCGAGCGTCCTGTCGTTTGGCAAAAAGAGGTAAGCATGACCTACGGGCGATGCGGGATGGTGCCGATGATGCCTGTTCTCGGGAGGGTTCCAGAATGATGACTGAACAGGAAATGGAAATAAACTTTCTGAGGGCTGAAGTGATGGGTTTAAGAACCAGAATTTCATTTTTGTTGGAGACGATAAAAAATCTTACAGAGGAAAGAGAACGATTGATTAAAGAGTGCGAGCGATACATCGAGGAGGTTATGGTGTTGCGGAAAAATTATGGCATATTCCCAAAAAAGGTAACAGAATGACTGATGAAGCGTTATTAGCCGACGGGTTTGAAGACGCCCTGATCGGTATGGGGCGGCAGTTCAATCAGGATGTAGCTGTATATGATTACGACAGGTGCATTCATATTTTGATGAAGCGGGACGGCATGGATTACCACGACGCCTGTGAGTACATGGAATACAATGTCTGTGGCGCGTGGGTTGGTGCGGGAACGCCTGTGTTTGTAGAAATAGGAAAGGAACCAAAATGATAGAGCTAGACGAAGACACCATATGGGCGATAAATTTTTTACTTAAAAACAAATACTCGGAGAAATTAAAAGGAGACGAACAGATAATATCCCGTTGCGTGGATATGATTGAGAGCCTAGTGTTAAATGTCCCTGAAAAGAAGAACAAAGCACTCATATCTGAAGCAAGAATATTCCTTAATATGTTGGTTGGGCATCTCAGATACGGCCCATCTAGCACGTTCCGAACGCCCGAAGAACAATACGAAATGAACAGGAAGTTGATGAAATGGTAAAATACAATAGGGTATTCGTACCCAACCCGAGCTTGAAATTTGATACATCACCATTGGACGATTTAGCGGAAAGTATCGTTTACGTTTGCGATATGCCGATGTTCGACAATTTGACGGAAGACGATAACATTGGAATGTTCGAAAAAAAGATCTCGAGGAAGATGGAAGACTTCAACCCCGTCAAAGATATAGTCGGGCATTATGGCGACGGCTTGATCTTCGCCATGATGGTGATGTTTTTGTCTGACCAGTTTGATTCGTTTGACATAGCCAGATTCTCTCACAAGAAAAATGGCTATGTCGTTCGCAACTTGTCTTACGACAAATTTTAATCCTCTTTAACAGGCTCAGGAGCGGCCTTAGAGGCCGCTTCTACCTGTGGGGCGGCTTGGTCCCTGATAGCGTTAATAACGTCTGCTACGTCCCCGTAGGGAGCCCTAGCGAGGGCTGACAATACGACGTTCACGGCGTTGACGTGGAGCTTAAAAGTAATTTCCATTTTAGATCCCTCTGTTAGCGACAGCCAGTGCTTTCGCAACGGTTGTGTCATCAAGATTCAGCAAGGACGACGTGTCCTTGCCTTGCTCTTTTTTAATACGATCGGCCATTGCGATCAAGGCCATTGCCTTGGCGGCAGGGTTTTTTGACATGGTGCGTCCGCCGGAGGCTCTGTCAATCCGACCGCCTCGAGCGTTCTGTTGTCTATTGTATAGCTCTTCAATTTGATTTCCAGCCTCTTCTTCTGCTTTTTTATCAACAAGCCGATTATAAGCAGAGTCTAAATTTGATTGAAAAGGAGTTATTGCACGCGCCGCGGTAGGAGCGGCGGAAACTAGGCTTTTTGCGGATCCCGTAAGAAGATTCCTGTCCATTGCGCCAAGCGTCTTGGCGGCTCCTGTTGTCAAACCAGGCGAGCCAAGAGCAAATTTACTTGTCTGGCCAGCCAAGGCCGCTGCGCCCAACAATGGTTGACCTTGCGCAAATGCAAAACCAGCCCCAACTGGCAAAGCAAAATCTTCTAAGCCACCCTTAAAAACTTTAGAAGGCGAAGACGCACCAAGAAGAGCGGCTCCTATTTCAGGGTTTTGCTCAGACATAAGGTCAAGATAACTTTTCCCAACAGGGTTTCTTCTACTGCTCATTATGCGTTTGTATTGAGCAACTTGATTCATTTTAGAACCTGTTGCGGCTGTAATCCCACCCATTTCATTTTGGATGTCTTGAAATTCTTGCATCAATTTTGCGTAATCTGGATCCCCGTATTTGGTCAACGATTTTACAAGCTCAGTATGAATTGGAACCAATGCATCAGACAACGTGGGGTTTGCTGTTCTGTTTTCAGTAATAAGATCCCACAATTGTTGTTTTTGCTTGTCCAAGCTCAACAAGTTTTTTTCAGGATGGCCAGAAGGCAAAGCATCAATTTGATGCATTTTCTGAAACAAACCTTCATTTATTGTCGCGCCTGTTTTTGGATCTTTTGTTCCAACTAAAAAATCAAGAGCAGATTGTGCTTTAGGAGACAATTTATAAGCTGGATCCCCCAGAGCTTGGATCTCATCTGATGTCTTCATTAAAACATCTGTTAAAGGAATGTCTTGATTAGCAAGATTTTGTTTTTTTGACGCCCATTCGTTGATTTTGTTTTGGCGGTATTCTTTAACCCAACTGTTCACATTTTGCATGAGTCCTTGAGGGTCACCTCTGCCAGATGCATACTGTTTAAAAACTTCGCGAAGTTTAGGTGCATTATCACCTGTTTGGGCAAACAGATCTTTGATTGCTCCAAAATCGTCAACACCAGATAGGCTTGAAGCTGCGTTAACAAGCCCTTTACCCCCTAAGGAAGTAAGCCCAATAGCAGAAGTCGCAGGGTCCGCGTATTTTGTTGCTTCTGCAACATTTCCTGCCTTCCTTGCAACATCCAAGGCTTTAGCCACGTTTGGAAGATTAGCGGCTTCAGCAACGCGGCTTGTTGTGCCAGCAACTTTAGACAGCGTTCCGCCAAACCCGCTGAGAGGCAACGCGGCAAGAGATGCTGTTCCTATGGGATCTTCTTTAAAACGTTGGCCAAATTCTTTCCATTTTTCAGGATCAAACCCCTGATATCCTCCATCCATTGTATATTTGAAAACAGGTGGAAGACCCTTGCCAACATCTGATGCAAGGGCTCTTTCTTGTTCAATTTGAGCAAGATTTTCGCCAAAACCCTGCCGACGAGCAATCATTTTTTGAACAGGCGTAACTGCATCTACAGGCATGGGTTTGCCTGCATTAGAAGGCAAGTAATCATCTCCCAAAAAATTATATATAGCTCCGCGGCCAAGAGTGCCCAATCCCTCAATTGTTTGAGGAAGATTTCTAGGATCCAATAATTGGACAAAACCTTCACCATATTTTTTTAAAGATGGACCAAGGTTGCTCCAAGTTTCTTTAATATCGTTCTGATCAACCATAACTTACTCCTTTTCGCCTTGGATTTCTCGCCCGTCAGGGAGAATAACCATAACACCTTTTGGCGTTTCTCTGATTATTCTAAGAACTTCACTGTTTGGTGTGTTTGGGGGAATAGCAACAGTGTTATTGTCTTGAATAACTGGTTCTTTTGGAGTTCCAAGCCCCATATTTTCAAGTACGTCAGGGTTAGAACCTGCAAAAGGTTTAATTTCTTTTCTGGCTCTTTCTTTAAACAAATCAGCATTATTTTCAGGATTTTCTCCAAAATTCATATTGAAAACAGAAACATCACGAGGTTTATTTTTAATGAACTCAGAAGCCCTCTTGTAACCAAGATCTCCATACCCCACTGCATCTGTAATGTTTTTATACAGAGCATCAGGATTTTTTTCTGGGTCAGGAACGGTTACCATTGCCATTTCGCCACCTGTTGCGGGGGCTGATTTTGCAAATTCATTCGTTTTTGCAATAGCAATCAACATAGCGTCTTTTGCTGCCGCATCAAAATTTGGTGCCGCTTCGGCATCAAATCCTTCTACACCAAAGATATTTCTCATGAAATCATTAAGTTGCGCAAAACCTTGTGAACCTCGGCCTGCACCTTTCCATTGTTGATAAATACCAGCAAGGCTTATAAGGCGAGGGCGAAGATCTGATTTCCAAGATCTGACAAAATTATTTGATTCCTTTAACTGGTCATTAAACATGTCAACATTGGCTTTAGCCGTAGGGTCTTCACCCGTTACAACTTTTTGTCCCTTATATGTAAATTCACCAGGCGTCCCACTTTCCGCGGCATCTGCCAACCCTTTGAGGTAATCAACGCCAGTAATCCCAATTTTTTGCCCCGTTTGCGGGTCATAAACAGTTTGGATTGTGTTAGCTACTGACGCAATTTGAAGTTGCACATTGTTCAGTTTTTCAATTTCTCCTTTAATAACATCTGCTTGTGCTCCTCTTGCAACTCCAAGTTGGCGGTTTAATTTTTCAATTGTCGATTGGATCACAGCCGGATCTGACAAATAGGAAAGTGGAACAATTTTCCCCTCGCCCAAATCAACTGTTTTTTCTTTCGCAACAGGTTTTTCTCCAACAGATCCAAGACCACCTTCGTCTATGGTGCCCCCGCCTTCTATTACTTTACCCGCTCCTCCAAGACCTTCCCCACCAACTTCAGTTGTGCCGGATGGAGACGTTTTTTCTGCGCCGCCAAGTCCGGTTATTGAAGAAGACAAATTAAGTTCGTTGGCAGCACTACTCATTATGCGGCCATACTCTTCAACGCTCACTTCTCCTCCATTCAGATCACGATAGCCAATAATTTTGCTACCAGTTGCATCCATGAGAGGTTCAAAACGATCTTGCAGATATTTAAGAGCTTGGATCCCTTGGGTCCGCCCAGTAATATCAATTCCCTGTTGCGCAAGGCCGCGCTCGAGAGACTGGCCACGGAGCCCTGCATACGTCTTCGCGCCTCCGCCAAGACCTTGCAATAGTGCGGCACCAAGATACGGACTGTTTGACGAAGCCATTGTGCCAACGCCGCCCAAAACTGACAACAGAAGATCGGTGGAATCCGGACCTTCACGGTTTTTACCTTTTACGTCTTGTGCGCTTGATTTTGAAAACCCAACTGATTCAGCAAGTCTATCAATCATTGATTGAGATTTAGGTGGGTTCAACCCACCTTCGCCTACGTCGGCGGAAGGTGTTGCGTTTTTGGCAGGAAGATCTTCTTCGCCCATAAGTTTCCGAGCAACTGTCCAAGGCTTCCAACCATTTTTTGCGGCGTAATTATTTGACCAATCAATTGAAGCGCGAATAACGTCTGGGTTTTTTCGAACTTCTGGGTCTCTCAAATCAAAACCTGTTTGCTTGGTAAACTCATCTCCAAGACCAGGCTTTGAAAATTGTTTTGATGTATTCCCATAATGCAATTGCGCAATGCCGTAAGAAGACTTGTCATCTCCTTCCGCCAAGGGATTAAACCCGCTTTCCCCATGATAAACTTTTGCCGCAAATTGCGGGTCTTTATGTCCTGCACGTTTGGCAGATTCAATTGCGTAGTTTTTCCAATATTCAGGGCTTGATTCATCAACTGCGCCATCTGTCGCATAACCCGCACGACCGCCATTCTTCATGAACCCAGAAGCGAGCTTCGCCATGTCCATGATGGCTTTCATCGTTGGATCTTGCATTGCCCCAGGAAGGTGCTTTTGTTCAGGCATTTTGAATTTGGACGTGTCGTCCGGAATGTCGAGCTTTTTTGGGTCGGAGTCCAAATCGTAAGGCATGCCTCCGGCAGCGTACCCTACAAGGCCACCACGAGCTTCTTCTTTTTTATCCAGATCTTTATAAAATTTATAAAGATCTTTTCCTTTTGTTGCCAGATCCGCAAAATCTGTTGCGGTCCCAAGACCTTGCTTCAAAAGGCTTTCTGGAATAGGAGGTGCGCTATCGGGAGTCATGAGCCTTCCAACAGGCAAGCTCGCCTCCGGAACGCGGCCATGCTTGCCAATGCCACCAGACAACCCGCGAGCGGTTGGAACATGGCTACGATCGCCACTGTCAAAGAACCCTTGTTGACGGGAAAGGATGTTGTAAATTGAGTATGGGTCGTAAGGATCGTAAGCTCCGCCTCCTGAAGCAAAACCTTGACCCATGTGTTGCATACCAACAGCACCGCCTTCAGACACCAAACCACCTTCTTCAAAATGTCCGCGGCGAGCGGATTCTTTTGTTGCCGCATCGTAGTCAACAGTCTTGTAACCCTTAGCCAAGCCAACGGCTTCGGGGTGGTGCTTTTCAACGTTCTGCGCCGAGAGGCCAATTTGCTTCGGTCCGTCCTCGCCTTTGTAACGGAACTTGATGATGTCCTGACCGTCGAAGGTCTTACCGATCTTTTCAATGTCGTCTTTGAGCCGCTCATCCGAGAAGAATGGCATTGGCTGAGTTGTGGTTGTGTTCGAGCCGGACAACGCGCCTGTACCCATTGCAATGTTTCCAAGAAATTGAGCAACTTGATACGGGTATGCCTGTTCTTGCAAGAACTGGTTGTACAGAGCGGTCTTTCCGGCCTGTTCAGTCTGTTGACCAAGGGTTCCCGCGCCGATTTGCGCCTGAGATCCCTGTAGCCCCGCCTGTTGGGCGGCAAGGGCTGTTTGACCACGTTGGCCGAGACCTGACATATAATTCTGTGCGGCGTTCTGGAAACCTTGCGATTCCATGCCACCAATCGTCTGACCGAGAGCAAGGTTCTGTTGATTGATCAAGTTCCCCATACCAATATTGGCTCGATCGCCGCCGAACGCACCTTGGCCGATCGCGGATCCCTTCATCTGAGCTTGCTGTTGACCCGCAACATTTTGCATCTGATTTCTTGTCGAGGCGACCGCGCTCTCGAGGTAAGGGTTCATGTAACCCTTTACGCCCTGAGAGAACCCCTCGGGAGTGTAGCCTTGCTGAACTTGGTTCAAAACAGGTTGCGCGGCATTGGCATACTGGTTCATGCCAGCCTGACCTGTCCTTTGTTGTTCGTTTAATTGAGCAACAAATTGATCCGGCGTTGTGCCGTATTGCTGAAAAGGCTTTGCGGCAACGCCCTCGGCACGAGTGTTTACGGCATTGTAACGCGCCAAGACTTCGGGAGGAATTGTGGTCGCTGAACTTGTGGTTCCGGTTTTCCCGCCCATGTTAGTGCTCCGTCAAGTTTTCAGGTTGAGCTTCATCTGCCCATTCACCTGTCTTTTTGCCATAAATCCAATAAGCACCCGACTGTGGGCCAAATTGCCGTTCGTAAAGTCTAACCTTGCCTTCAGCCCTATGAGAACTCAAGATCCCAATCACCAATGGCAATTGTAAAACTTCTGCGGCTTGTTTTGCAAATTCACAGAGTTTTCTTGCCCGACCACCTTTTGCGCTTCGATAATCAGGATGAACGAAAATTGCCCGTTCGACAATCGTCAAATCGTCCGAGTACCAAAGAGACTCTGTGCGCAACAAGATTGCAGCTTCAAATTGCTCTTCAGGATTGCCAATGATGCCGACAATGCCGTGATCCCTTGTCAGCCCCGCCCAAAGCTCGCCTAAGAGCTTCATAGGATTAGGATTGGTCAACCCGTTCTCTTCGCATGCCGCAGTAGCCAGTTTCATCATCCCATCGATGTCTTCCGGCGTGCCAACACGAACGCTGAGTTCTTTTTCCATAATCAATCTCTCTTAGGGCCAGGTAACTTTTTCAACGTCTCAATAGTTCTCTTTCGATATTGTTTAACAAAATGATCGAGAACTTCATGCCCATGATCCATGTCGCCATTACCAATTTTAACAACATCATCAGGCTTTATAACATATTCTCCACCCGCCGCCACAATCTCTACAGGAGACGCCCCGCCGGATGCTCTTGCACCGTATGGCTTGCCTTCGGCATACGGGCTTGGAGAAGGGCTGTAGGGCTGTTTGTCGTTCTGCATGTAAGGTTGTGATGAGAACATCTTTCTAGCAACCTTGAACCCCGCCATTGTGTTGCCTTCGCCCATCGCTGAAATGATATCAGCCGGAATCACATAAGATCCGGAATCAACATTCATCGGCAAATGATCCGTTCGTCCAGCGACCGGAGAGTGGATCGGGCCTTCATGCACTTTATTCATTGGCGAAGTTCCAAAAGTTGGAACAGTTTCTGGATAATCAACTTGGCGAGGTTTTGGAAACCCAAAATTTCCACCACCCGCCTTCGCCGTCCGAGCCGATTGCTTGAAAGCGGCGGCGGTTGGTGCGCCTTTTGAATTTGGCTTCCGCATTTTCTCTTTTGAACCGTGGGCGATTCGTTCCCTCTTGGCGTGGATATTGGCGTAAAGACCGCCGCCCATTGCGCGGCCCTCACGAGGGTTTGGATCGTAGTTTACTTCATACCCCTCACCATCATCATCATAATCGTGGTCAACTTTGAACCCATTGTCCGCGTACCAACTTGCCAATTTTTTATTGGAGCCAATGTACTTTTTGTCTGGGTGGTATGCTTTCGCGGTTCCATCAAGCGGCACGTTATGTTTGTCGGCAAGGGTAGTAAGATACTTTAAGGCATCTGTACCCGCTCCAGAACGAGGTGCAAGAGATCGAATATCGCTGAGATGCACACCTTCACTATGAGGTTGGAGATCAACCGTTGTATTCCCTAAAATGCGAGTGCGGCTATCAAACGGATGATCATTTGTGTTTTTATAAAACTCATCCATAAACCCTTTAATGTTGGGGGCTGTTTTTTTGTTTCCTAGCTTTATCCGCGTTGATCCCCCACCGCCCATTGCTTTTGTGTTCCGAGCAACGTTCAACGCCGCGGCAATGGCCTGATTTTGCGGGTGGCCAGAACGCATCATCTCCGAAATATTGGAGCTTACGGTTTTTTGGGACAAACCTTTTTTCAGCGGCATAACGACCTCACGTATAAGTGACAGAAGCAATCTGTCCTGTTCCAGTGGTGATGACAAGGCCGTCTGCGAACGGAACTTGGACTTGAAACACGCCAACTGTGTTGGGAACAATGTAAATCCGCAAACCTGTTAGAGAGTTAATATTTGATGAATCGTAGACGATTCCGGTTGTTGTTCCCGCAACAATAACAGAGATATTGGCGAGCCAACCGCTTCCAACTTTTATTTGTTGGGTCGTTGCCGCCGCAATTTCTTTTGTGTTGTTTGTTCCCGCGAACTTGGCCAATGCGGCTGGGTATTCGCCAATTGCAATGACGCCGTTTTTCTGGGTGGTGAGGATGTCGTCAAGACTTGCCATCAGAATTTCCCATCAAGTTGAGCACGGTAACGCAGTGCGCCAATTCGGAAAAATGTTCCGTTCAACGCAACATCATTTGCGTCTGCCGTGGAGCACGAAATACGAAGCAATCGATTACGAATTCTGACGCTCAAATACTGCGTGGTTGAATTCATTTCGTATGGGCCATATTGGATAGGAGTATCTCCTGGATAATCCGCTCCATAAAAAGTCAAATACATGGTCGCAGAAGTTGCGGAGCTCGTCGATTGTTGCGCAGTTGTTTGCCATTTGAAATCAGGCCAAATTTGATCAATGAAGATCAAGTTGTCTGCATCGTTCAACTGCATGTAACCCGTTTCAAATGATGACACCATTGGCGAAAAACCAGCATCGTATCCGATTTCATGTTGCCAGATGTAGCCATCATTATCCGCGCCAAGCGGCGGCCCAAGGACGGATTGATCGCACCAAGCGGCACGATCCAACAAACCGTAATCCCATGCTTGGGTGAGGGTGTTATATTTAACGTATGAATCGTTATACGTTGAATTCGTTGATGGGTAATACCACATCACCTCGTCAAAAATAGAGTTCGTAGCGCATTGGATCAGGTCGCTATAAGGATAGCCATTCGGGTCCAAACTGGTGTTCAAATTTTGAAACACTTGATCCCAAACAGGACAAGCCATGTCTTGTGGACCACCTTCGGACAAAACGTTAAATCCTCCAGGAGACATCCAATATGTTGCTCTCCCAAGAATGCCAACTGCCTTTTGCGCAAGCAATCCAACACCGTCCGCGAGCTTGTTGAACCCGAACACATTTGGGTAGCCAATGTATTGCATCGCCCAAAGAGCAAGGTCGGTCCAAATCAAAGCCTGTTGGGAAGCCTGAATTCCTCCAACAATTTTGCTTCCTTCCGCAAGCCGGAAAGAACCAGCTTGGTTGTTCGCGGAGGCTTGCCAAACGGTTGCGTCTCCAACCTCCGACCAACGGATCAGCAGCGGATCCTGAATGCCTGTCACGGTTGAACCGTAGGCTACGACTTGCCTCGAAGGCATTGCGATGAAATGACCTGTGTTCGCGGTCGGAGCAGTTTCTAACAAAAACATGGTCGTTGTTTTTGAAGAGGGCGACCAATAATAAATTTCTCCGTTTTGAACGTTTGCGGTAAGAATTTCGCCAAAATTGTTAATCGTCCAATTGGTGGTCGTTATTGTTGGAGCAGTCGGATAGCCAATTGGAATACCCGCTCCATATCCCCCTGCGCCGTATCCGCCGCCTCCATAACCTAAAGGAGCAAAGGCAGACGGAATGTTGTAATAATAAGTAAATTGCGCACTGCCCAAATTCATAAAAAATGAAGTGCTACTTGTCGCGGCAGACGAGGCGGTTATTTGATATTGGGTTGAGCTAATATATGTCGTAAAATAATTTCCAAAAATCGTTACACCCGCAGAAGTCGTGGACGTGAGAAACGCTGCCGTAAAACCATCCTGATATGGATGATTGATCTGAGTAACGGTAATAGTTGAAAATCCATTAGAAACAGTGAACTCAGGAATTGTTGAAATACTTGTCGTTGATGTTGCGACGATTCCGACATCAATCGTATAAACGCTAAAATACAAACTTGAAATATAAGTTTGAATTGAATAAACCCCGCTCACAATCAAATTTGATATGCTGATTGGCGTTTTAATAAAAACAGAAAACCCTGCTCGCAATTGGTTTGGAGTATAAACCGTGCCTGTCCCTGTCGATGTCGTGTTGACAAGGGTTAGGGTTCCGCTCGCAAAGGTCGTTGTCGAAATATTGAATGTTGTGGCAGTCAAAGGTTGAGCATAATAGGTCGTGCCTTGCGTGACTCCCGTTGGGAGCGACGTGCCATAAAACACCACGCCTGTGTCGAGGGTTGGCGCAACGGCGGATGTGACCACGGTCGGCGACCCATTGGTGAATGAAACAGATTGAACGCCCAACCCAGTGTCGTAAATGGTGACGATTGATGATCCGCTCGTGGTCGAAGCAAGCGGAACAGTCACCGTATGAACGCCGCTTCCGGCTGTGGTTGTTGCGATGCCAGTTCCGCCAACCGAGGTTGCAATTCCAAAAGTGTTTGCTGTTGGTGTTGGAGAGGTTTCCGCAACATAATAAACTGTTCCTGCCACGAGCGGAGAAGGCAAAGTGCCAGTTGTGGAAAATACGATCGGCGTTCCTGGAGGGTAGGAACTTCCTGTCGCGGTC